ACGGGGAAGTACGGGGGCAACAGGGTCGGATTGTTCAGCTATTTTCTGTAGGCTGACACGACCATAGGCATCAATTCCAGCACCGAACTGAGTATTGACATCAGAAAACAGCAAACTGAAACAATTGCTGAAATTATCGTCAACAGATTCCAGCACCTGATCTTCAAGCAATAAGTCAGCCTTTGTAAAGAGACATGTACCGAGACTATTGGTATAAAACCACGCATCTTCAGGGTTGGCGTACGTCAACGCACCTGTCTCCAAATCACAGAGCACTTCTTGAGGGAGCCAGTGACCAAGACGGACTTGAAGGGCAACAGTACCAATGAGGTCTCCAGCATTAACGGAGCCGAGTTCAAAGGTAAGTCGGCCACCATATTCAGCAGAACCCTTGTGGACAAACTCTTGTGCCGTTAGACTGAATGGGAGAGTGCGACGGCTCTGAGTTCGTGTAAACCACGACTTTTCTGCCGAGAGAGGAAACATATCGTCATCCATCTCGTCGCGATCGGCGAGGTCGATGACAGTGGTGGAATCACCAAGAGGTCTTTTGCTGTTGAGTTGCATCTGTACCTATCCTATTTCTTTGGCTCTAAATAGCGGGATTTCACGTGCTCAAATCCTTTTAGATTTGGCTTATGTGGCGGGGGTGGTGGCTGAATGGGGAGTGGATGAATGCGATACTTGCCAATGACAAGGTATGGCTGCGATGCGGAGGGCATCTTAGTTATACAATTTATTTATATTCACCCCTACAAATGTAGACACTATTCGTTTGTCTTATACATTTCCATTTGAGTTCAGGAAATTTTTCATTTAATGCGGAATAAATATATCCACGATAGTGGTAATATTTTGACCCAATAGGAATATCAAACACACGATATGTATTGCGATATTTATAGATATAATTTACAAATAGTTCTAAAACCTCTTGAACTGTCAAATGTTTAGGATGATTATTCATCAGCACTTTACAATCAACATCAATCATCTCATCTGACAATTCATTTACAGAGACGATAGATTCTTCATCAGATTCATAGTCTTGTAGTTGTTTCAGCGCCAAATAGTCTTGAATGTTTATTTCACCGTATTTAGGGTGATTTACGTATAGATTGCCATTGCGGTTAATAATTTCTAGCATTCTCTGTTTATTTAGTTATGTATAACTTTAGACTTAATTAGCGTACTCCAATCCCCCGCGCCCATTACGAATTCTATACAGAGCCCAAGATACACACACACTTCTCATATCGGCTTGTTTGTATCCCAGAACAGGATTAATGTCAATATCACGCAAGTCAATAGACAACATTGGTCTATCCGCTGTTGTAAAGTTAATCCCTCCTGTTGGTTCTCTTACGGCAGGTGGTGTATCTTCTACACGCCACCCCAATGCCCAGTTCATAATACAAATCGTGCGAGACGAATCACGCTCTTCTTTGAAAAATGGAACCACATCTTGCCACACTTCAGGTTCCCACGCTCCTTCACGAAGTTGTCCAGCAATGGTTAGTTTGATGCTGTTATAGAATTGTCCATCAGAACCTGCTCTTGAATTAGTAAAATCATACAAGCGATTTTGCGCAATCACTGTTGTATTTCTAAAAAAAGTAATAATTTCTTCCACAGTATATTGGGAATCCAGGAATTTGACCAAAATAGCTGAACGATTTAAATCTCCAGAATTAAATTTCTCCAACGGCGCATAATCCAAATTATTTACACTGAAGAAATTTTCATAATAGCGGATATAGGGAACTTCAATTGTCTCCTTTTCTAGCTCCGCTCTTGCTTCATTGAGCAAATACAATTGTTTTGTGCGTAAATACAGCGTGGGTTGTTTAATTTCAGGAAAAGGAACAGCAAGTCCAGTAATTGTGACAGGGGTTAGAACACCATTCACTAACTGTTCTGTGGTTTGCTGAAATGTTTTGGTCCACGGCGCTGGATTAATCGTCTGTAAGTAGCTTTCTACAAGTCTATCCAAAGGGCGCAAGTGGAGGCGTAAGCGAAAGGGCTGTTGACGAAGACCACAGAGTGGTAGACCCTTATCACCTGGTGAAGAACATCCAATCATTGGCAGACGAATCTCTAGACGACCTGGAGTCGCATTTCTCTGAATACTGAGTTTTGAACCATCGTGTATTCCAGCAAGTTGCTGAGTTAGAAATCCTTGATTCCAAGAGGATCGTGTTAGTTGTGCAGCATAGAGAGCATCACCGCTGACTTCTTGTAGCAAAATCTTGTCCTGAAAAATCTGAATGCGTTCAAAGAGAAAATATCCGATGCCATTGACATAGCCATAGACTTCATCGGCATTTCCAACAGCGTGTGTATCACTCACAGGATTTGGATCCACCATTTCGGGTGGCAACCACGACGGTAATTCAATCACAAGAGCCGCTTCCACAAGCACATCACCAGGCAATTCAAATTCAAATTCACACCGTTGGCCAAATCGCGCAGGATTGGTGGGAACAGTCCAACGCTCTTCAGGAAGACTTCCTGGCCACCGATTGTAGCGCCAGTCAAAGGGATGAATTGCCTCCTTGTCATCGTGATAAAAATATTTGTCTTTGACTCCTCTTGCGACGAGTTCATAGAGAGACCCTTCTGGGCCAGTTTCATTGCGCACAAGCGATGCCATCTCCTTCTTTGGAGCAACGGAAAGAGTTTAGGCAGAAATAAAATTGAGGGCATCTATAGGTATTCAATCAAGCATAAATGAAGCTTGTTATTGTAGAATCTCCAGCCAAGTGCGCAAAAATTCAAGGGTTTCTCGGTCAAGGCTACCGAGTCATCGCTTCAATGGGACATATTCGGCATCTCAAGGAAGAGCTAGACTCTGTTGGTCTTGACAAGGATTTTGAACCAACGTTTGAGTTTATGAAGGACAAGAAAAAGGCGATTGACCAACTGAAGGACGCTGCGAAGGGTGCTGAACAAATCTTCTTAGCTGCGGACGATGATCGAGAGGGAGAGCTAATTGCCTATAGTGTCTGTCTTCTGCTCAAACTAGATCCTGCTACTGCACCACGCGCTGTCTTTCACGAAATCACACAGACGGCGATTACGAATGCTATTCAGCATCCTCGCACACTGGATATGAATAAGGTCAATGCGGCCCAAGCACGTGCGATGCTGGATATGATGATTGGCTTTACGATGAGTCCCCTTCTGTGGAAGGCTGTTGGCCCTGCTCTGTCGGCAGGACGATGCCAGACGGCTGCTCTGCGGCTTGTGGTAGAGAAGGAAGAGGAAATCAAATCCTTCAAGTCGGCCAGTTCGTGGAAAATTCACGGCTCGTGGAAGGCAAAGGACGGATTTGTGTTTCCAGCACATATGACAACTGAACTTGGTGAAGAAGAAGATGCTAAGGCTTTCCTGGAAAATCACACAAATGAAATTAACGCTGCAAAAATTACGGCAGGCGAGGCATCACAAAGGGCAGAAAAAACCCCCCCCCC